GGTGTCTTTTTTAGTTTTCGCAAGCCTATTTTGTAACAGAAAAGCAGCAATTGTGGAAAGGACGATCGCTGCCGGCTCAATTGTTCAGGAATGCGATCATTCCGTTCGTGCTTATTTAAACACCAAAATTCACAGGGATGCTTTTACTCAACTTTGTAGGCCGAATTCTAACAGTAAGCCGATTGTGTTTAAAGATTGCTCAGACCAGTTGTTTAGGAGAAGAGCAAAACTTGCTTACAACAAAATCTATATGAAAAGAATAGCTAAGGCAGAATTTCTTGTAAAAGATCTTTATTTAAATCCAAAAGATCTAGGAGTGGCAATTGAGTGTAATAATAAAATATATGATATTCAAAAGCAAGCTTTAGAAGATATTAAGAGCAATTATTATAAAGGTAATAAACTGGCAGCCTCGGCGCTTTTAGAGGCTGTTTTTAAAAGGTAGTAACATTATGAAAAAATTAGCTTTAACTTTATTATTAGTATGTGGTTTTAATAATATAGGAGCAGGCATACCCCAGTTTTTTAAAGAAACTATAAAGCGTGGATTGTTTTATGACATGTCTGCCAAAAGGAAAATTCAGAACGTAATAGCCGTGATTGCATTTACGATCATAGAAATCCAAATGGAAAGACTATTTTGTAATAAAGTATTAGTAGGCGAGTAAACGAATTAATAATAAGTAAGAAGGAAATAAAATGATAACATTTAAAAAAACATTTTTGGCGTTAACCCTATTGGCTTCAGTAGCACCTTGCGTAGCAGAAGAAGCACAACCAAAACAAGAAGAAAAAATTAGAAACTTAGATCCAATAAAGAGTGACTGGAAAGACCAAGCTTTGTACTACGGCGAAACCCTTACTGTATTAGCTGTTGGCACTGTCTGCTTAGACTATGTTCTTAAAAAGCATGAGGTTATTGAAGGCAATAGCTATCTAGAAAAGATCTCAGATTTTTTGCAAGCCATATGGTACGCTTAAGTATCATTATCCTCTTCTAGGATAATCTTCTAGTAATTCGGGGCGATTGTTTTAAGGTTTAAAAAAAAACAATAGTCCCGAGCAGCTAATATGTTATTTCCTGAAATTAAATATAGATCCGATTCAAGTAATCATATACTTAAACGCATGGAGTCGTTTTATGCAGACTCCATTACAATAAACCAGTCTTTTTGGGGAGAAGCGCAAATAGACACCATGTTTGAAGCTGGAGATCAAACTTTATGGAATGAGATCTATGGCAACCTTCCCATAAGGAGGCGAAAAAATTTTAATTTTAACAGGATTAGGCGTATCATAAACATGATATCTGGCCATCAACGTCGCAACAGAAAAAGCATTATAGCAACTCCAATAGATAACGCAGACAATAAAACAGCAGACCAGCTGTCAAAAACTCTATTGTGGGCCTGCAATAATGATAATGTACTTGAAACAATATCAAGCTCCTTTCATGGTGCTATTGTTACAGGCATGAACCTTCTGCAAGTGTGGATGGACTATCGAAACGACCCAGTTAACGGTAATATTAAAGTTGACAACTGCGCATTCAATTCGTTTTTAATAGACCCGTTTTTTAGAAAACCCGATTTATCTGACTGCAACGGCCTCTGGAAAAGATCATATCTTACAAAATCTGAGTGTATTGCGCTAATGCCAGATCAAAAAAATGAAATACTTTCCTTGCCACAAGAAGGGTACGGTAAAGGCTCATCGCGTGACGGAAAGTTTCAATTTATGCCCGAATCTTATGGCTATACTAGTGACCGACTACTAACTTACGATGAGTTCTATTATAAAAGCTATAGAAAACAAAAAGTTTTAGCCGATACTGTTTCAGGAGAAACATTGGAATGGAGAGGTAATGATGAAATTCTTAAAGAGTATCTTAGTCTATATCCTCAAGTTACACTTCTTGAAGCCGAAGTTCCGACTATTAAACTTGCTATTGTTATTTCAGGGGTTGTTATGTATGACGGACAAAATCCTCTTGGGATTGATAGATATCCATTTGTACCCGTACTTGGTTATTACAATCCTCAACTGACAGACTTCCCTTACAGAGTTCAAGGAGTAGTCAGAGGACTTAGGGACCCTCAGTTCATCTACAACACTAGAAAGAGGATCGAATTAGATATTCTCGAAAGTCAAATAAATTCTGGATTCATTTACAAAGAAAACGCATTAGTAAATCCTGCCGACGTTTTTCTACAGGGTCAAGGTAAAGGTTTAGCTCTTAAAGCAACGGCCAATATGACCGATGTGCAACAGATACAACCGCCGCAAATACCACCATCTACCTTGCAGATATCTGAAATAATGGGTAGAGAAATACAAGAAATATCAGGCGTTAATGAAGAACTACTTGGAACGGCCGTAGACGACAAGGCTGGCATACTATCAATGTTACGTCAGGGGGCAGGACTTACTACTTTACAACCGTTATTTGATCAGCTTGACCAATCTCAAAAGCTTTTGGGTAAAATTATGATAGAGGTTATCCAAAACAATTTTTCTGCTGGTAAGATAAAAAGGATCGTTCAAGATGAACCTACACCCGAGTTTTTCAATAAAAATTTTGGTACATATGACGCTGCCGTAGAAGAGGGATTAAATACGACCACGCAAAGACAAATGCAATTCGCGCAAATGCTTCAGCTGAGAGAAGTCGGAGTTCCTATTAGTGATATGGATCTATTAGATGCCTCTACATTACAAAACAAAGATAAGATTCTAGAAAGACTAAATCAGCAATCACAGTCACAACAACAGATGCTAGAACTGCAACAGCAAGAAATTCAATCACGTATAGAACTACAGAACGCTAGAGCAGCAGCGGATAAGGGCTTAGGACTTGAAAGAGTTTCAAGGGTTCAAGAAAACCAAGCGTTAGCAGTAGAAAGAAGAGCCGAGGCGATCAAAGACCAAGAACTAGGACTTTTACATCTTGCTAGAGCGATCAAAGAGCTTGAGGGTATGGATATTGATCAGCTGGAAAAAATTATCAGGCTGAGCAGGGAACAACAAGGAAACACAGAACCAAACAGCACACCCTTGGAGTCTTTAGCAAAAACCGCAAATATGTAAAATTTTTTGCTAGTTTTTTTAAAAACCACTGTTATGGTTAAGTAGTTTTATTCATCTCTGTCTATCTAACAATAACCTCTTGCCTGTCTCTCTCTCTCTCTCAACTATGGCAAGAGGTTATTGTTTTTATAACTAAATTTATTAATATATGATCATTAATAAAACCTAGGTTTAACACAGGAGATCCTAATGGCAAAAAAAAATAAAATGTTTCTTAACGGTCAAGGCCAATTTGCAAACATGCCACAAGCATCAATCATGAAAGAATACCCATCAACACCGTATTTTAACTACGACCTTAATGACGACATCAGAGGCATAGATGTGCAAATAGCCGATGATATGAAAAAACAAAAAAGAAAAAGAGGTCAGGCTTATCCTGAAAAATGGTAATGCCAGCAACAACTAGACCTAGCGGTAAAGCTTTAAAAATAGCCGTTAAGGTTGGTATAATATCTGCAAAAATTAAAAACAAGGGGCGATAAAAGCCCCTATTTGGGTAAAAATGAAAAAGAAGGTTGTTATAGCCAAGGGCGTCAAAGTAACCAGAGCCAAAGAAAAAGCCATGGAAAAGAAAAAAGGCGGCTCAAACGTAGGTAAATACAAAACAGTTAAGAAAAAAGATTTTGCTGGTCCAGCCGGCGGCTCTCCACTCGGATCGTTTCCAATTGAAACAAAAAAACATGCAGCCTCTGCTTTAAAGCTAGCCCATAACGCACCCAATCCTGCTGGTATTAAAAAAGCCGTGTATAAAAAATACCCAGAGCTAAAACCTAAGAAAAAAAATAATCGCTAAATAAGGCTAAAAGATTATGAAAAGCTATAAAACACCAGCTTGGGCCAGGAAAGAAGGCAAAAGGAAAAAGGGCGGATTAAATGAAAAGGGGAGGCGTTCATATGAAAAAAACAATCCTGGATCAGATCTTAAAGCACCTGTTAAGTCTGGCAACAACCCTAGAAGAGCTTCTTTCTTGGCAAGAATGGGAAACATGAAGGGCCCAGAAAGAAGCTCTAAGGGCAAGCCAACAAGGTTATTATTATCCCTACAGGCGTGGGGAGCTTCATCAAAAGCTGATGCAAGAAAAAAAGCTAGAACCATAATGAAAAAAAATAAAATAAATAAGTAGAAAAATGGCAACAAAGAAAAAGACAAAAAAATACCCGACCAAAAAAGCTAAAAGCGATGCTTTTAAAAAGCTAAAGAAAAAAGTAACCACTCATCTTAAGGAAGATATGAAGGGCTACAAGCATGAATACAAAGAAGACGCTGATCTAATAAAAAACATGAAAAAGAAAAAGAAATAGGGCTTTTTTAGCCCTACTTCATTATTTTAAAGAACTTCTATACAAAAAAACCGCCTTCTTGAAAGATTCCAATAGGTTTTGCCGCGGCTTCCCGTACCATTGGCTTAGCGGTAAATTCAAAAACGGCTTTAACATCCTCTGTTGCTTCCCATTCATTTTCTCCACCTGCGCACTTCATCACTATGTAAGCAATTATAGCTGTGACACCAAGCACTAAAAACAGTATCCCAAATGCAATGGCTGCGTCCATAGTGCTCGCATCTTCATTTGTATCACTATTATTGTAATCATTATTTTGGGCCCCATTATTTACGTCTTGCAGCTGACCAGTCTGTAGATAAATTTGAACTTTTTTAAGTTCATCAGGAGATAATTGTTTGAAATCTTTAGTAGGGTGCATTCTTCGCCTCATCTTAGCCCCAATCTTTTGAATTTTTGGGACTAATTCAGCTATTCGCATTGCCTCTTCAGCTTGCTGTTCACTGCTCATCATGTCAATATTTTTGCCACACAAACTAATTATATGTATAATTTCTTTAATCACATCACGTTCTTCATCCAAGAAACCACTTAAAGACAGCTTACGTATAGCTTCATCCATTGCATTAGGATCAGCTGAACC